TTTTGTAATTTCTTTGGCAATCTTTTAATAAATTCGTTGTCCTTTTCCTTCTCCCAATCAAAAAGTAAAAACGGGCCACGTTCTTTGGCCAAGTTTACACTTTCCTCGTATGCAGCGTTGCGAAGCTCCTCATATATTGCCTCTATAACTTGCAACGCCTCGTCAGAGTCATATCGCGTGTTTAGTCTCGCCATGGCGTCTGCCAAGCCATGAGTACCCAAGCCAGTTCTTCTGCCGTCATCACACGCCTTTAAAAGCTTAGTCCAAAGTTGTCTCTCATCTGGCGTGTCACAAACACACAATATGCCTTTCAACTTCTCAATTTCAAGTTCCACTAAATCATCAGACATTCTCATAGCGACGTGAGCAATTTCTTTTAATTTATCTAAATCAAAATAAGCCTCGTCGGTGAAAGGCTTGACAACTAAATGTTTTAAATTGACAGAAATCAACCGACACGAGTCGTAAGCACTCAGAGGGATCTCTCCACAGGGGTTTGTGGTTAAAGTTTTAAAACCTTCATCTCTATAGCAATCTGCTGGGAGGTTTTTAATGATGTTGTCCCACATTAACAAACCGGGTTCAGCAGTTTTAGTCGCAGACTCAACTATCTTGTTCCACAGGTCAGTAGCCTCAATTGTCTTCGTATGGGTTGGGTTATCAGAACCCACTGGAAACTGCAAAGTAAATGACTGTTTGTTCTCCACGGCCTCCATGAAAGAATCACTAATCTTTACGGACACATTGGCACCAGTAACCTTAGTCAAATCATGCTTCATCTCAACGAATTGTTCGATGTCTGGGTGGCGAACATCCATAGAAATCATTAGAGCCCCTCTGCGGCCATTTTGACCTATCATACGACAGACATACGAATAGAAGTCAGCAAAGCTCCAGGCCCCTGTTGTAGTACCTGCTGCGTTGCTAACAGAGGCATTCTCGGGTCTTAACTCAGATATGTCCAACCCCACACCACAACGACGTTTGAAGAGGTTTGCCAAGTCTTTGCCTGCATCCATAATTGAAGAAACGTTATCTGCGGGAGAATCAACGACGACGCAATTAGACAATGACACATTAATATAGTTGTTGCCAATGCCCATCATTGGCGAGCCTTGCGGAACGATATATTTAAAATTATCCAAATGTTCAAAAATCTGTTCACGTGAAAGAGGGTTGGGATGCTCACTTTCAATCCTAGCGAACTCGTCTGCTAACCTGTTGTGCATATCTTCAGGCGTAGACTCAACAAACTGGCCATCTTTATCCTTTAAGGCATATTTGGTCATCCAAACATTTGTTGCTAATTGATCGCCATTAAAATAATCTAGTGTAGCTTTTTTTACTTCGTCTTCTGTGTACATCCTACTTTCCTTCCTTAAATTTCTTATATTTCTCTTTTAACGTAACCTGTTGTTCCTTCATGGTCTTAGATATAATCTCATCCATTGATTCGCCGGTCTGAGGTAAAACCTTCATTTTAACACGGCTGGTGTCCAGCATAATTGGATATATTAATCCATCGGGACCATTTCTATTCTTTGCTATAAAAACTCTCCCTGCATTGGTATTTTTATCTTGAACTGTTCTTGATACAGTAAAGATGAAGTCCGAAACAAAACACTTGTTGAACGCTTCGGAAATTGATTCCATTGTGATGACTTCTGCATTTAAACCTGACCTGTTTGTTTGCGATGCAGTATAGCACGGGCACTTGAACTCCTGTGCCAAGGCGCGGAGATCCTCATAAATAGTCTCCAGTTCATGTCTTTTTTCCATTTTTTGCTTAGAACTTGGACGCAACAAATCGGCATAATCAATGATAATCATATCTGGTTTAATTCCGCGATGTTGCAGCCTCTCCAAGTGATTTTTTATTGTTGCTGGTGATGCTGACTTTGTTGGATACTCCTTGATAATCAAAGAACCTTCCAAGTCTTGAACCTTTTCGTAAATCTGCTCTTTAAACGTGCGGAGACTATCAAGCGGTACACCCGTAATACAACTGTCATATCGCGTACCAATAACCGTAGAAGCTAGTTCTAGTGTGTAGTGAACAACAGTTTTACCCAATTTAACGGCCTCAGAGCCCAAGTGCACCAATACCATAGATTTTCCGGCCCCTGTTGGGGCAATTACTACACCTAACTCTCCATTCCCCAGTCCGCCTTTGCTTATCTCATCAATCTCTTTCCAACCAGTGGTTATCGGATTTCTAAAATGTGGCTTAAACCTCTCTTCAAAATCAGCCTTATAATCATAACCAAAGTTATTATCACTGCCCAGCTTAAGAGCCTGATTAATCGTATTGCTAATTTCATCGAAGGACGAACTCTGAAGAAGTTTCACTGAATGTATCATAGCTTCTTTGAGCTTCTGCTTTCTGCAGAAATCCAAAGCTGTATGCTTGATATATTCATCCCCACCAGACTCTAAATCAGTTTTATGGATACGAGCGAAAAAGTCGCGAGTCTGTTTCCTTACGGCATCATTTTCTCCATCCAAAGATGTACGAAGGATGGTAATCATGACTTCCATTGTAGGATGCACACTGTATTTTTCTCGGTATTCAAAGACCTTTTTAACGAAAATCTGCAAATAACGATATTCAAAAAAGTTAATTGATAAAACTTCCTGTATTCTGTCTGAAAATGCCCTATCTTGCAAGATAAGTTGCACCAAATTCTCTTGGAAAGACTTACCAAATTTTGAAAAATTAACCTTTTCTTGTTCCGTCATTAATACCTCTCAGTTCTATTGTTTAAGTATACAGATTTCTCAAAATTTGTCAACAACAAATCTCTTCATCGTCTGAAATAATCCATTCCAATTATACTCTCCAAAGCCATCTTCTGTCATCATTTTAAGCATTTCGGTCTTGTTGAACTCTGGTTCAAAATTATCCAAAATGTAGTTAATTTTTGTTTTTGATTGTACCGATAGGGAAGGGGCATATAATTGCATCAACTTATAGTTCTCTTTAACCAAATCTTGTTTATCAATAATATTATCATATACTTTTAAGCGATTTTCGGCCTCCTTGCTGAAAGTGATCACATCATCAATCTCATATGTCTTCTCTTCAGCTAAAAACGGAAACCTCTTGGCAATTGTTTTTAATCCAGCACTACCCACGCCCTCAAGATTGTCACTTTTGTCTCCACAGATAGCGCGAGCGAGAGCAAAATTCGTAGGATGAATACCATGTCTTTCAACGATTCTGTTCTTGTTTAAGACTTCTTTCTGCACTGGCCTGAACAACACTGTCTCGTCGTCAAGTAGCTGATAAAAGTCCTTATCAGAGCTAACGATAATCTTTTGCTTACCCTTCATCCTAGAATTTTGGACAATAAAGCTCACTACATCATCAGCCTCCACGTTATCTGAAACCAATTGAATAATAGGAAGATTGTTCAAATATTCAAACAATCTCGTCTGCTGCCAAATCTTATTAGCAATTTCCTCGCTCTCAGACAAGTTTTTAATTTCGCGATTCAGACGAATGGGTTTTCGCCCCTCTTTATAGTTTTTATTTACAATCTTACGTTTCTTTGAGCCACCAGCCCCGTCCCAGACAACAACCACTCCATCTGGTTTAGTTTCTCTGCATAGCTTTTGTAAAATCTTCAAAAACCCCTTAAGGCCACCAATGGGCTGTCCATTGGTAGACAAACTGGGGTCTACAATATATGCTCTAAAATACATATTTAGAGCATCGATAACGAGTAAACGTTTCATACTATTCTTCTCCGTCAACGTTATAATGCCCTGAAGCGTCACCTTCTCTACTCTCAAAATTAAGAATAATTTTCTCATCCATAATTTCCAGTACCCTAGTCCTAAATTTCTCTTCCTGAAGGAACTCAAGCCATTTTGAAGATTGAAATTTAGTTTCCGTACCATCAGCATGAATTAAAGCCATCCAAGGTCCACTTTGTTTTACATGTTCAGAGCCCTTAATAGCTTCCAGCCAACTTTCTTCATCTTGAATGCCCACTTCTCCGCCCCACATAATTTTAAATGTACACTCACGACCTTGAGAGCCAAACCTAGATTTCTTAAGCTTTGCCTTTACTTCTGAACCAATACGATACCCGTGCTCATCAGTAATAAAAGAAGCCTTCGCTTTGCGCCCTGTGAGCCATATACGGAGCGAATAGGCATAATGCATGGCCTTACCCCCAGGAGTCATATAAGGCTCTACCATGGCCTCTGAGGGGCTCCTAGTGATGTTTGTTTTAAGCTGGTTCAGAACCACAAAAGTAGACTGACTATTCGCAATGGGCACCACCAATTTTGCCATACCTTTGGCCAGGATTCGCGCCTTAACTGCCATAGAAGATAAAGGATTAAAATCGCCCTCAACATCAGATACACTAGGTGTCATCGCTAGTGAATCCCAGATAAAGAGCATTGGACTCTCGTTGCTACCCAACAAGTCCTCCATGGTCTCCAATACGAACTCAACGTTTTGAGCCTGGATATACAACATTCTACTGACGTCACATCCAGCCTTTTCCCAGAAAGATGGGTCAATTGCTGACTCTGAGTCAAAGTATACCACATCAATACCCTTCTTTTGGGCATTTGCTGCAATTTGTGCAGCCATATAAGATTTTCCTGCCGACTCCAAGCCAGCAATTTCTGTAATTTTACCGACAGGGATGCCTGCCAGCTTACCACGACAAATGATTGAATCTAGCCATCTAGACCCTGTGGAAATCCAGCTTTTTACTTCTGTTGGGTTTTCTTGTTCCAAATTGTGTGCGACAGATTGGCCAGCTTTTTTGTTGACCAAATTACGCATTTCTTCCATGGTAAGTTTTCCAACTTTACCTTTTTTAAGTCTAGACATATTTTACTCCAATGTGTGAATGAGACATCTGTGACCCCATGCCTCCCTGCGGGATTTAAATTTTTAACTTCCTAGAAGCTCATCAAATGCCTTTTCCACAGAAGAGGTCTCGCTAGTACCCGAGTCTGCATACTTAGATGTTTCTGACGAATTTTCTTCTGCTCCGAGAAGAAACTCATCAAGCATCTTTTGAACGTCTGCATGAGACTTCTTTTCAAAAAGGCTGTCCATTGCAGGAATGGTTTCCAGCATTTCTGCGCACCTTTCCGCACCTTCCTGACACAATTCAGAAGGACGCCGACGTGGAGTAATTTTGGTTTGTGGGAACTGAGCCCCGGCAGGTTTACCATAATTAATAACCAAGTCAGTGCCAGCATCTGGGTCAGTAATATCCCCGTACTCTGGGTTCAAGACAAGATTCAGAAGCTCTTGATAAGCCATCTTGCCATAACCCCAAAGACGGACACCCTTGTCTTCCTCGCCACGAACAATCACGGGAGAGAAAAAGCGCTGTCGAGCCATCAGATTCTTTGCCATCGCAATACTGTCATCAGTACCCTCGTTAAAGAGTTTGCGAACGAAATCATCCAATGGATCGGCCTCGCCAAAGTTCTTCTTCGGACTCAGGAAGCCGGGATTTTTTCCAACGTTGTAATGAAACCAAAACTCTTTGAATGGATCGCCATCAGGAGTGGGCACAATGCGAATACAGGATTCGCCTTCGGGTGGACGCCAAAACATAGAAGATTTGGAGTTCATCCCTTGGGAGCGGGAGAGTTTTTCTTTCATTTTACTAAGATCAATAGCCATATTTTTTTATCCTTTTGTTAGAGTATACTTAGCAAATATCCTAAGTATCTTGGGTTGTAGAGGTACGAGCAATAAAGTACCCGTAATCATTTTCATAGTCCGTGGAAAATATACCGTATGAAGATTTTGCCTCTTGACTCGCCATATGGTCGGTTATCTTTTTATGCAATTTCTCATCCGTATTTAATCTTCCAGTTTCTATAGCATAATAGTACTGCT